ATATTCTTCTGTGACGCAAGCGCCTTTTGCGCCTATCGGCGGGCTGAAGCCCTTGATAAACCCGCCTATCTACTCGCTCTAAAGAGCGGTAGCTTGCGGCGGGTTTTTAGACAGGTCAATTAAGGAAGGCAATGTTAGTATTCAATTCTAAGTGAGGATCCACTCCTCACTTAACATTAAGACGTTTGAGTTCCTAAACAATTTGCCACATAGCGCAGCTTGGCACCTAAAATACCCCAAGCGGAACCTCCAGTATTCGACGCAGCAACCGTAGCATCTACACCTAATGTAAACAAGGCACCTATATCACTGGAACTCCACGATGGGAGGTTACCCAGTGAAGTTTCATAGAACGAACTAGCATCCGTCGCAGCGTATGAAGCCGTAGCACCACAACTAGCCGCTGTCCTAACAGTAGATGCATTGCGGATAAATCCAATACCTGCTTTGAATGAAAAACAGCTATTCGACGTCAGCGGAGGTGGGTCCATCCATGTCCAAACTACACGCACATTTATAGAACCCGTTGTATCTGCGTCTAGTGGTTTCATGATAATTGTATTAGCATAAATCATAGACGCACCGACTTCATCAGAAGCACCCGAAGGATGCAGAACAGGTACCAATGAGCAGGCTGCTTGGCTACCGGAAAAAACAGATGCGCCTATACCTACTTCTTTATTCACAAGTGCCACATTACCACATGCACTATGAACTGAACTTGCAGCACTCGAAGAATACACACCGAACTGTGTAGCAGGCAACCATACCTCACGGTACATCCGCGCTGTACCTGCCATTGTCTGACGACCGGCAGTGTCAATATTGGTATAGTTCGAGTCTGAACCAAATCGAACACCGCCAGTACCGCGCAAAAGACGACGAACCTTAAACGATGGCATATAAAACCTCCTCTAGTAGCACTAGAGCATCAGGCATCCTCTACCTGGGTTAGATCATTAAGCCACTATACAACATCAGCAAAAATGCTTCCGGCATCACTAGCACAGATAATCTCGTCTGTATACCACTCGGCTGTAACGATATCCTGATGTTCCTCTTCCTCACGGAACCTTTCGACCTTACGTGTTCCCCAAGTCAATATATAGCCACTCGATGGAACCTCAAGAGCAGGAGCCGGTGGAACATAGCCACACCAGAAATCATCACCCCAGACATAACCCATTTCTGAAGTAGCGCCTTCAAGTGCAGAATCATAGATAGACCTGCCAATCAGAACTTTATCGAATCCAAACCAACTTGCCAGATCAGTAGCCTCGATCCTACCTCCCGAACGTGTATACTTCACACGATCAAGAAAATCAGGATGCTGTCGTAGATTACGCCACACATCCCAAGACATTACAGCAACATTAGGTGCACGACCTGTATTCGATACTACCGAGTTAACTGCAGTATCAATATCACCCCAAGGATCCGATACATCACTCGACCACTGCACCGATGGATTAGATGCACCTGTCCAATTAGCACAGGCCGTTATAAGTGCAGCAACACGCAACTCTAGAGCCAGAAGCAGCGCATCAGTAACAAACTGAGTTGCTGTGATATCTGGTTTCAAGGGCGCGTCTGCATTCGCACGAACCTCATCCGGAATTTCCTTACCCAAAGAGTCATTGACACATAGGTACGAAGCGGTCGTTATCCCGTAATCCGCTCGAGGTGCTCGTGTACCCGGCGCACGGGGACCCGAACGATTACGGAACCAGGATTGTTTATCAAAGACAAAATAGCAATCCGTCTGTTTATCCACCGGAACAATCGGAAAGATCTGATCTGCAATATAATCCGCATTACGATATGCAATAGAGATGCGCGTAAGCGGTTGATTAACATGAACGTCTCGTGCCGTTGGACTAGGCATTTTAACTACCTCCTTATCTTTTTACCTTACTTAGTTCCTGCGACTAGCGTAACATTCGGCCACAGGAGCATTGATATATATCCAGTACCCGCTGGAATAGCGTTCATCGATATTCCATAAAAGGCACTGCCACTAGAAACTTCGGCTGCACCGGCAGAACCTGAACTCAACAAGGTACCTACCTCAGCCGCTACACTACCACTAAAAAATACCTTCGTAATCCCTAACAGCCTTACAGTTGCAAGATCACCATTATATGGATCATTCTGCAAAACACCAAGGGCAATTGGATCACTAGCACCATTGGCAATATCGACACGTCTAAGTGTGCTAGCACATTTTACAAAATAATATTGATATGCACCAAGATCGCCGCAAGCTGAGAAGGTATAGTCAAGACCCATACCACTATACTGAGCCATTTTATTACCTCCTTAGTACGTGCCTACGACGATAGTACTCGTGGGGCGTAACAGCATCGAGATCCTAGCACAGCCCGAGCTATCGTCCTCGAGAGCAATACCCATAAAATGAGATCCTGTCGAAACCACAGCTTTACCATTCGAAGCCGAAGTCAAGAGGTTTCCATAAGTAATTGCACCGCCAGCATCACACTCAATCGGCGTAATACCAGCAATCCTGACAACAGCCGCATCTTCACTCATCGGATCGTTCTGCAGTACACCAATTGCTACAGGGTTACATGCACCAGTTGCTACGTCAACTCGCATCGAGGTCGATGCGCATTTAACAAAGTGGTATATATAGTCATTCAGATCGCCCGAAGCAGAAAATGGCAGATCGATCCCAAGTCCACTATGCTCAGCCATCTTATTACCTCCTTACCTTATCTATTTCCGCATCTGAGCCAGCAACTGTTTCTGCTCTGATTCAGACAACTCAAGTAGAGCATTTGCGTAGTCAATCTTCCTATCCTTGGCAATACTGTCTACCTTATCTTCAAGAGCCAATTCCTCAGGAGCTCTACTGGTGCCAAACTCAGAAAGTATGCCCGATGCTCCCAACTGCTTATCAACAGCGGTCAAAAGATGCAGCAACCAGTCGAATTGCTCAGTACTAACGGATTTAGAAAACTGATAAAGTCTGTGACCCAACTCGTCATAACGAATAGGCAAGGCAGGAAAATTGCGTGCTTTTTGGACCATATCCTTCTCAGCTGCGTCCTCTTTTGAACGAGTAGCCTCAGCCTCGGCCTTCTCCAGTCGTTCCTTCATATCCTTCAATTGAGTATCATACTGCTCCTGCAATGCTTTCTTGACCTGCAAAACTATATCCTCATTCTTTGGCTGTTCAGTCTTAGTTATTCCTGTATCTGGCATCTTACTATTAACCTCCTTTGGCTTACCCTCTAACTTTTCTACAGCCTGAATATCATTCGCTTCGTTTTCATTTTTATCTTCTTTTGCACTGGATTCTGATTCTGATTTATCGACATTACCCTTAAGCAAACTCCTCATCTTATCCCAAAATCCCTTTGCATCAGAATCGATAACCTCTATATCTTCCAGCACATCCGTTGATACCTCATTTGATGTATTGTTCCGCACATCCTTTACCATATTATCACCATCCTTTTTTACCAGGAAGAAGTCCTCTCCGATAGCTCCTGCAGAAACAAGTCCAATCGTGTCGACTTCTACATCCGATAACTCAAACTCGGTATTAGCCATTATCTATAATCCTTTTACGTCTACCAACACCTTTTATGCTGAAACCTCTTATCTCACCGTTTTTAACCCTTTCCCATTTATCTTTATTAGGGAGATGAGCAGCAACTACCCAAGTTCCCTTTGGCAATTTCTTTTCACCTAAATCAAGATCCTGCAACAAAATGTAACTCTCTACTGGACGCGCATCACTAATAGGCAAATCCTTTTCATGATCCTCATCCATAGCTGGAAGTTGCCTCGTTAGTTTATTAGCAAGATAGATATGAGCTGCTTTCTCAATCTCTTCTTCTGAAATTCTATCACCTTGTGTATCTGTCTTATTAGGAATAAGAACCGCACCATATATTAGATGTTTAGCATCATCTACCTTAAGTATATTCACACACTTCCCAATCTCATCATCATCAGGATCGTGTCCATCAGCACACCCAGGAATATGTATATCCCGTGATGTAGGAGTACCCTTTTCCTCTTCCTTCTTCTCTCCCCAATCCTTGGGCAGAGCAGCAACAAGACCTGAGCCTTTCCTATGACACAATGCCTTCAGACGACGCTTGAAATCTTCAAAAGAATGAGAACCTCTATATCGCCCCCAGGAATGCACAGCATCTGAAACATCGCTCGCAATCATTACCGGAAATTCGCGTTCATCACTAAAAACAAAATCGGAATCCTTCAGTTTGTCTCTATCGACACCGCCACCTACGTTAGGATCAAACTGACGTTTTTCCAGCCATATCCTCACCAAGCTTCCCAAAGTTACAGGTATACCATTTACAAAATATATCTTCTCAAGGTCTACTAAATTCTTGTTATACTTTCGCACAGACTTTCCCGCTGCGCGTATACAGGCAAAGATCGCGTTAGCTTCAGCATCCTTACCTCCCTCGGCAAGCACACTATTTGCAGCCGCCACACAGCGTTCCTTTTCTGAGGTAGTCCAGTTCTTTGCACAATTGGGAGGAGAATCAACTGTCCATGGCATATTACATTATAACTCCTCTGAGAACCTCAAAAAATAATCCAACAACCCCACCCAACGCTGCCAATCCTATCGCAGCGATAATCGTGAACTTAACCTTAATTGCACCCATATCTAACTCTACGTTCCGCACTCGAGTTTCTAACTTATCCACTCGAGAATTTGATATAATAACATATTTGTTTACGGCTGAACACACACTA